TGTAAAATATCTTATGAAACAGAACATTCGGATTCCGAATAAACTCCAACTCTTGTGTCTTAGTATCAAAAATATGAAACCCCCTATCTGTATTGTAATCAGACCACATCATTTCATATGGTGTACCTAGATAGTAAATATGCCCATCATCATTTCTTAGATGAAAGTGACCAGACAAAACCTGTTTGAATTTAGAAAAATCAGTTTTCGACATCCCGATCTCAGATCTCATACCCTTAAACATTAGAAACCCCACTAATGCCAAATGCCCCATCAGGATCGTAGAATCTGTTTTATCTAACTCCACAAAGGAATCGTGTTCATTTTCTGCACACAGCCATGGCAATAAACAAACCCTCAAATCACCAAGTGTAATGGTTTCGGCAGTATCATAAACATGAATAAATGGTGTATCCCCATACAATTCATTAACCGAACTCAACTTTAATGTATTCTTGTAATATGAATCATGATTACCAACCAGAATATGAGTCATTATGGTTCTATCATAAATTATTTCCATGAAATTTTTGCGTAGGTTATTCAATGTCAAAAAGGAAACTGTTTTCCGTTTATCCATCAGATCACCCAAATGCACCACATCCTTGATATTATGTTCTTCCAGATACGGGAAAAACACTTCACCGAAAAACTGATTGATATGTGCTTGCACCACTTGATTATCATTCCTTGCCCCAAAATGCGTATCCGTAATTAATGCTACCTTCACTCCATAAACCTCTCTAATGATTTTTTATTTGCCTTTCTGAGTTCCCGTTTTTGTTCCATTTTTCTTTCGTAATCAGCCACATCAAACCCTTCGTTGACCTTAACATGATCTAATACGTGCGTATCACCATATTCTTCAAATAATGCCATTGATCTTTCTTCAACCATTTTTTCGGATAATTTATGTTTAACATATGCTTGTTTTTTCTCTCGTTCAATTCTTCGGACAAAGGCATAATATATTATTTGAGTAAAGTAGGCAAATGGATTTTTAGATTTTTCTGGATTGAAATTGGAACAGTACTGCAAACAATTCTCAATACCATCCCCGATCATTTCCTCTTTGTAAGTATAATTTATGAAATTTGGTTTGTTGGATAAATTCATGGCAATATCTACAAAGCACTTTCCCATGAAATCAGTAGCTGGTGGAAGTACAATATCAGATAATGGAATTCCATCTGCTAGACCTTGATTTCGGGTCGTCAGTACCAAATCACAATACTCCACCATTTCCTTGTAGAATTGTTTATTATCAATGTAGTGTGCTTTCTTTGCCATAAAAAACCATCCTTAAATTTATTTACCTATATTATACCACAAAAATCAATATTTGTCAAGCTAAAAAATAAGCTTGACATCTGTCTCAAAATATGGTATACTTAGTGTGATGCACTGGAAAGAGGGTATATTACTACAAGGTGAACTTCTTCATCTTGTAGTCAAACTTCTCACTGTTATAGATCTTAATACGTTCAATCAAATGTTTCAATGTGTAGTTCTGGTATGATTTGTGTGATAGATCATCAGCGACATCTAAAAGACTAGCATTGGCATTTTTACCTTTACGTCTTAATGCCCTGCCGATAGATTGTAGATTACGAATACGAGATTTCGATGGACTAGCAAAAACCACATTATCGAGATTCCGAATATTGACACCAGTACTGTAAGTGCCGTAACTCGCAACAATAACCACATTATCGTTGTTTTCTGCTTCCTCTCTGATTTCTTCTCTAACATCAGTTTTTACCCCACCGTGAATATATCTTACTATTCTATCCTCTAGTGCATCAGATAGCATCTGATATAAAATACTACCATGCTTTTCCACCAACTGATACAAAACCAAAGTATTTCCAGACAATGCCGAAACCATATTGGTTATGAACTGGTTTCGTTTGGGATTTCCAACTAGAAAATCAATTTCCTGTTTATAATCCATCGACTTAACCAGTTTACATTCCTGTTCAGAATATTTCAATACCACACAATGAACGTTCAGATCTGCCAAAATGTCAGCATCCATCAACTCTTTGGTTGTCGTGACCTGTTTAACCAGCCCGAATAACCCTTCCAACACTAATTGATGTGTCTGTGTACCATCCAGTGTACCAGTAGTTCCTACCCGATACTTGGCATTTACTAATTTGGTCATAATGGAAATCAAAGATTTGGATTTGAATCCATGTGCCTCATCACCGACAACCAAACAAAACCTCTCAAAAAAAGGAGTTTTTAATCGGTGGATAGATTGCCACGTTGAAATCACTATTGGTTTGTCGGTATCCCTTTCATGGCCAGAATAAATCCGATGACAATTATCTTCAGTAGACCATCCATTGACTGTCGAATAATCTTGGAAATCCTTGTACATTTGCTCCACCAGTGAAGTTGTCGGTACAACTATCAATGTCGGTAAATTCAAATACCTAACCAAGAGATAGATAATCAACGATTTTCCTGATGCAGTAGGTGAAACTAGTAATGATTTTTGGATTGATAATGCATGTGTGAGTGCATCCAACTGATAATCACGGACTGTCAGTGGATTCCCATTGGATTGTAATTGAAGTGAATCAATGAATTCTGATGATATAGTCACTGGTTCATTATCAAACGATGATAGAAAAACTAAATGGTATGCCCTTTTTTGAACGAATAGTGTGACATAATGTAATAGTCCACTGTATAATTTTTTATCATAGACCGAATATAGTCGTATTTTTCCATCCCATACCTTAGACCTATAAGAAGGCATGAATTTATAGCCTGGAACATAAAAGGTGAAAAAGTCACATAATTCTTGTGCTATACTAGGTTCGCAAGTAACCTTGATAAAAACCTCATCAATCTTAGAAACATAGACAGTATTAGGTGAGACCACTTAGAAACTTTCTCCATTCTATTGCATTTTTTATGTTCCAATTTCGATTCTCTATATTCTTTAGTGTTTTCTCTAAAAAATCCTTTATGGCACTAACGTAATCAACCAAATCAAATGCTTTGGCCAATTCTGGATCAGCATTCATATACAGTTCCAAATCCTGTTTTACTACCTTGATGCCGAATGGTGATTCTTTATAGACTTCTGGATCGGCATTGCCCGTATAATATCTGTGCTTTTCCAGTTTCAGTTCGTTATATTTTTGCTGTACTTACCTTAGATGCAACTTTGTTTCCTGATACATCTTCAGATATTTGTCATACAGGTATGGTGTTCTGAGAGATTCTCTATCCAGTTCTGATTCTTCTATAACAAGATCATTTTTGGTATCATCATAAAATTCATTCAACGTTTTCATTTACACCTCTATGTCACTGTTTCTATAGTAAAGTCTGTTATGTCAAATGTACACGTAGCAGCTATGGCCGCAATTTCCGTATCCTGTGTTGTAAAATCTAATGATCCTAAATTGGTAGGAAAAATGTCTTTGAATTGAATATTCTTATTCGTGTTCATAGAATTGGTTAAGATGTGTAGTGTTGCGTCTGAAACTAACCCACCGAAATTTCCCAGACCTTCATCCGTATTAACTAATGCCGTATTGTATCCTGTGAAATTCTCTGGTGATGTTAAATCTCGCAACCACTTCTGAATTTCCATATAGTTTGCTAAATCTTCATCAACGATGAAAGAAATATCCAATGCACCGATTTCTAAATTATCACCAAAAGTATTAAAATCTCGCATTGGAGATGGTCTTACTACCGTTCCAACCGTAAGATCTGGTATATTGGCACTTTGACAAAAGAAACTCACATTAGGCAATTTCTTAATCGAAAATCTAAACGAAACTGGTGATAGAACGTTATAGTTACTTGGTAGATTCTGCATGTATAGTTCCTCCACCTATATTTAGGCAACAAAAAAGGGGGGCATTTGCCCCCCTTTCCGTGTAACGGTGAAATGCGTGTTACATTAAGTTTGTGACTTTGAATTTTCTGTAATATTGATTGACATTAGCAGTCAAAGTACTTTCATCAGGTGTTCCAGCAGATGCTTCCACGAATGGATTACTAACCAAACCATATCGGGTTTTGAATCCGATTTTCGGTTGGAAAGTTTGCTCACCAGTTGCCCGAACCATTTGTAATGGAACGTATGGACAATAGAACAGACCAGCATCGTAAGGTGAGGAACCTTTGTAACCCACCATGATGAATTCTTGATCGGTAGCAGAATAATACGGATCTACATAAACTTTGTATTTTCCGTTTAATGTACCTACAAGAGTATTACCTGTAATACCATCATCGGCAATTGTTCCACCA